ACGATAGTCGACGAAGCGCGGAACAAGCGTCCATTCCTGAAGCGCTCCAGCGCTGGCCCCGTGCACGTCGTCGCCGTTCGGCAAACGAACCATGCTCGGCAGTCCGACGCACATGCCGGGCGTATCGCCCCAATGCTGCACCTCGGCGCCGTTGGCATCCACAAGCGAATATCCGATCTGTTCCATTCACATTCCCATCATTGGCATGTTGAAGCCGCGCGCGGTTGCAACCGGCGTGTAGGTGATGACGATCAACCCCTGCGAACCGTTGTTGCCGGTCGTGCCCTGCGCACTGGCGTTGCCGCCCGTTCCGCCAGCACCTCCGCCATAGGCGCCACCTGTGCCGCCAGTACCAGGCGTGCTCGTACTGGCGTTGGCACCGCCACCACCACCGCCGCCGCCGCTGCCGTGCGTGGCGTCGAAATCAGTCCCGCCGCCGCCCGTGCCGCCGTTGCCGCCTGAACCAGTGCCGGCGGTGCCACCAGCACCACCAGAGCCGGCGTTGCCGCTGCCGCCCGCGCCGCCGGTATCAGATCCAGACGACGTACCTCCGTCGTTTGATCCATTGTTGCCGGCACCGCTCGGCCCTGCCGCGCCACCGCCACCACCTGCGCCCCAGCCCGTTGTTGAGCTGCCGCCGTTGCCGCCGCTGAATTTCGTGCTGCCGACACCGGAGGCTGATGCGCCACCCGTGCCGCCGTTCGAGCCTGCGCCGAAACCCGTCGCGCCAGCGCCGCCGCCCTTTGATCCGACCGATGCTCCACCGAGCGTGCTGCCGTTGAACCAGCTATCCCCACCGGCGGTCGGCGTCGATCCGGTCGTTCCTGCCGATCCGATTTGATAGGTGGCACTTCCGCTCGGCGTCAGGGTCAGGTTGGTCGTTTTGCTGTAGGCACCGCCACCAGCGCCACCACGCGCACCGCCTTGCGTCGTTGCTACGCCACCGCCAGCTCCGATGGTCTCAAGCGAGTTTGACGACGAATTCCAGTCGGCCGGAACCGTATATGTCTGGTTCGACCCGGTCGGCGAGGTCAGGAACGTGACGGTTGCGAACTCGTATGACAGACCGGGCTCGAGCTCGCACCATCGCCCGTTTGCGATCTCCCACAGAACGGCGTCGGCCTCGTCGCGGTCGTCCCACCACCAGCGCCTCCGCACGGCTCCATCGTGGCACCGCTCGGACAGGCGGTAGCGCACCTCGATGCCGCGGGACGCGCTTGGCAGCATCCAGCGCTGCGGCCTCAAAATAAGGGGTTCTCGTGATCTAATCATTGTAGTGCGTACACGCTGTAAGTGGAGATGGAATTGACGCGCCGTATCGAGATGACGAACTTACTTGTGTTCGTCGTCGTCAGCGCCGAGCCAGTCGAGCTTCCGACCGTGTATCCGGAAAACGTGATCGCGCCCGCGCTGGCGCCGTTCGTGACGAGAATGTCGATAGCGCAATCCGAAGACGGGACCGCCAGCGTGAACGCGCCATTGTTGGTCATATACTGATAGTTGCCGTTCGCCGGGTCCGGCGTCGTCGTGCCGCTCGAGACCGTGCCGATATTGTTCGGATTGACCGAGAACCCTTTGCTGATCGTCGCGCTGTTCCCGGTCGTCAGCACCGTGCTGGACGTTCCTGGAAACGTCATCGTCGTGGCGTCTGTGCCAGCCAGCGTCAGGCTGTTGCTGACGGTCAGCGTCTTGCCTGATGCAAGCGCAATCGACAGCGGAACCGTGCTGATCTGATAGTTCGTACCGTCAGACACGACGCGACAGCCGCGGCCCGTCAGCAACGCAATTGATGCGGCTCCATTGATCGTGCTCGTCGTCGGCGTGATGGTCACGGTGCCGGCGCCGATGTTCACGACATCGACAAACCAGCCAGATTTGAACGTCGTCGTTTGTCCGGCCTGCGGCAGCGTGACCGCAATCGCAGATGCATTGGAAAACGTCACCAGCTTGGCGCGGTCGCCATCGGCAACAGTGTACGTTGTTCCGGTTTGAGCGTTGACGAGTTGCGCCGCACTGAACGTACCTGTGACCGTGACCGCAGAGCCAGGAGCGTTCGCGGTCGTATCCGACGTGACGCCAGCACCTGGAGAAACGCTGGTGACGGAGCCAGAACCAAAACCATCCGTTCCCTTGTCGCCCTTCGGGAAGAAAGCAACCGAGACAACTGTCGCGTTTGCGATCGTGCCTGCTGAGTTGACGTAGGTGATGGGGAACGTGTCGTACGTGCCGGCATCCGTGATGGGGCCGGTGATATTGTACTCGATCCAGTTCGTGCCAGCATTCGCCACGTCGACGATGCGGACCATGCCTTTCACGCTTGAGGTCGAGTCATCCCACGTCGTCAGGGTCGTGGCCTGCGATGCGCCGACGCGGTTTGTCTCGCTGATCTTCAGCGTCGTGGCGCTGTCCAGCGTGGCGTTATCGACGAGGATCTGACCCGACGACGGCGTACCTGTGCTGGTGCTCCAGGCGTAGTCGAGGCCGACGTTTGGACCAGACGCACCTGCAGTGCCAGTCGCACCTGCAGTCCCCGTGGCACCGGCCGGCATGACGACAACAGTGCAGGCATCGCCGTTACTGATGGTGCCGGAGATGGATGCGCTCGAGATCGTGAACGTATCCCATGCACCATTATCGGTTGCCGTGCTCGCCAGCGTGAACAGGATGGCGTTCTGCGGTGCGCCGACCTTGGTAATCAGCACGCTTGAATTTGCCGGATACGTCGCAAGCCGCGTGGCAAGAGAGACCGCGTTGGCGTCGGTCTCTGAGATGTAGAGCGCCGTTGCGCTGCCGACCGTCGCATTATTGAGCGAGAAATACCCCGTCCCAGGATCGGCGGCGCTGGTCTCTGAATTGAACCTGTAGTAATGCCCCGCAACGCCCGTCAGGCTGGCCGCGACCAGCGCCGGCACAGCCAGCATGTCGGCCCAGAAGATGACCGTCTTCGGCGCGGTTTCTGTTGCCGATCCGTTGTTGGCAATCGTGACGGATGTGCTGGCCGAGATCGTCGCGCCTGACGAGTAGACAATGCCGCTGACCGGCACGCCAGAGCCCACAATCGTCGCCTGCGGGTTGTTCAAGTTGGCGTTGTGGCTGATCGATGTCGTCGCCGTCGCCGTGTGGTTGTGTGCCTTGATGCGGTCGGCGTTGGTCGTGCCTGCCGCCTGCACGCCGTCCGGGTTGACGGTGGTCCCGGTCGCGCCAAAGCGCGGGATATAGCCGCCGGCCGGTGGCACAGCGAACGTCGCGCCGCTGACCGTCGCGCCCCACGGATATCCCGTGGCCGCGATCATCGCGGGATAGAGGTCTGGATAATCCGTTCGGTTGAAAACCTGCGCCGTCTCCGTCAACCGGAGGAACCCGGCATCCGGCGTGTTGGCAAACGACATTTTGACGTCGCCGGCACGCAACCCGAACGTCTGGCTCTGCAAGAGCGCCGGGCCGAGCGTCTGCAGCCACAGGTTCGGCGACGAGTGAATGATAAACTCGTCGGTCGCGAGATTGTATTGCGCGACGACGACGACGCCGGACAGGATCTCGTTGGCGATCAGCGCCGTTCCAGAGCGCGATCGGATCGGCTTGGCGCCGTAGCTGTTGACCGACAGCGTGGCCGTCGTGGTGTTGGCCTGATGCGCGCGGAAGGCGATGGTGTATCCGTCGCGCAGCGCGGCCGGTGCGCTGTTGGCGGTCACGACGTAGGTGTTGGCAGAACCGCTAGAAACGCGGATCGCGGCCGAGTCCTTCAGGAACTCGGCAAGCCGCGCCATCATCTGACGGGCCGAGTTGTTGACGGTATCGGGGTCTTGCCCCTCGGCCCAATTGATATCGCCGTCAGACGAGGCATTGCTGGCCGCGGTCAGCGACCAATCGTAGATAGATCCGGTCATGTCTGGTGTGCGTCCTTACTGCGAGAGAAGGCCGAGGTAGGGACGCAGGACTTCGGGCGGCAGCTTGCCGCGACGGACGAGCTCGGCGAGAACGGCGGGATCGGCTTCTGCGCGATCCGACATTGCGGCAGCGCCGGCACCTGCACCGACAGCACCGACGCCATAGACGGACGGGTCAAAGCGGTTGCGGGTCTTGGGGGCGGCGGGGGACGGCGTGGGTGGGTCCATGCTGAAGGTCTGCGCCTGCCGCGGCGGGGCGAGCGGCATTGGAGACGGTGCCGGCGGGATGACCTCTGGCGGGGCGGGAGGCGGCTGCAACGGCATGCGCGCTTCCGGGGGCGGAATGCGTGACGCCTGCGCACGCACGGCAGCGAGCTTGGCGCTTTCGTACTCCGCCGCTGTCATGCCCTTCGCGTAGCCTGCGGCAGAGCGGCCAGGAAGCGTGCTGACGCCCTCTACAGCGTCCCCCACGCCTTGCACGGCCTTCGGGCCAAGACGGCTGCCGACACGCCACGCGGCTGGTCCAGCGAGGCCGCCAGCGATGCCTTCCAGAAGGCCGATGCCGGAGCGCTCGGCGAACTTCACGGGGTCATAGAACTCTTTCGCCGCCGTCTCGCGGGCTGGATTGGCCGCCGGCAGCTTGTCGGCGTAGGTTGACCACTCAGCCTTGCGCGGGTGCGTCGGCGGGAGCTCCCTGGCATAGGCGCTATAGGCGGCCTTTTCCGGGTTCTCGGCCGGTTGCGTGAGCAGTTCATGCCCGAGCGGCCAGTTTGCCACCGTGGTTCCCGTGATCGCGCCCTCGGCCACGGGGATGGCGTAGTCCTTCAGCTTCGACCCGCCGCCAGATCCAGCGCGGGTGAGGCCAGCAAGGCCAGCCGACAGCAGAAACGGCGTGGCAATGCCGGTCTTGTCGTACATATGGCCGACAGCCGTCTCGCTGAACGGCTTCGGCCTGCGGGCCTTCAACTCGGCATCCCGGATAAGCGCCGCCTTACCAACGGCTGCATCGTATTCGGCCTGCTCGGATGCCTCCTTCGATGCGCGACCTTGTGCCGTCAGCCGTGCGGCCTCTGCACGGGCCGCGGCTTCGGCAGCAGCCCCTTGAGCGCGGGCGGCATCGGCAGCGGCGCGCGACTGACGCACGGTCTGCGCATTGGCTCCGGTATCGAACATGCCAGCGTCCTTCGCCGCTGCAGCGCCATAGCCGGCCGTCAGAAGACCCATCGCCGCCTTGGGAGCGCCCGCCATCGCAGCAGTCTGCACGCCGGCATTGGTGATGGTGGCAAGCGACGGATCGGCCACGGCCTCGGCAATCGCAGGAACCGGCGTCAGGTTTGCAATCGCACGCTCCGTGGCCAAGCCCTGCTCGCGAAACAGCGGCATCCTCCGCTCGAGCGCTTGCTTCTCATCCTCCGTCAGCCGGGCATCTCGCCCCGCCATCGCTTTGCGCTGGATGGCGCGCCGCTCGCGGTTGCGGAAGTCCTCGGCGTCGGTCAACAGTCCGGCCATGCGAATGATCCTGAGAGGCTTGACGCGAGCACTGGCGGCGGGTCTGGCGTTCGTGGCGTGCTACGCCCTGGCGAAGCTGTCGAAGCTCGCCCTGGTGGCACTCGTGACGTGGGGTATCGGCTACTTGTCGCGGTAGGCCTCGGCGCCACCGGCTGCGCCGTAGGGGCCGATCATGGTGGGGACAGACGCACGGCCCTGCTGCTCGAGCGCGGCATTGACGCCAGCCCGGCGCCAGCCGTAGCGGAACGGTGCGAGCGCGGCGGCACCTGCGGTCTGACCGACGACGGTCCTGCCACCGATCGCGCCCCAGATCGCCTTCACCATGTCGCCGAGCATGGTTGCCGCAACCGTCGCCGAGCGCGACGAGTTCGGCTTGATGGTCCAGTCCTTGAACGTCGGGCCGTTGCGCAGCGCTTCTGCGATCTGGCGGGCATAGCGGCGCTGCTCTGGCGTGTAGAGCGTATTCCATACCGACGTTTGGCTTTGCAGCGAGCGGTCGAGGTTCTTCAGCAGCACCTGCGGGTTGAACATCACGCCTTCCGGGGTCTGCACGAGGCGCAGCCAGTAGGCGAGGCGAAGATCACCCATCAGCGCCTCGCCTTCCTCCTTCGGCAGATACTTGGAGGCCGCCTGCTTGATGGCGTTGATGGCAGAGACCGCGCCCTGCTTGGGCGTGTCCGAGGTCGGCCCTTGGAACAGCGCCTTGACGATACCTTCCGGGCTGTCGGTCTTGTCGAGGATGTCCTTCATGATCTTCGCGCCGGCCGTGCTACCGGGCACGTCGAACACCTCGTGCAACTGGCGCGAGACGCCGCGCGCGATGGTCATCTGCGCCGCACCGTTCGGGTTGGTGAGCAGGTTCTGCTCGGCCATGTCCCTAATCCATGTGTTCACGCCGTCGTAGATCTTACCGGCTGCCGTCTTGTCGGCGCCGCGCTCCATGTCGGCCATTTGACTGCCGATCATCTTGCGGAACTCGTTGACGTTGGTGACCGGATCGTTGCGCAGGAACTCGGCCACCTGCTTCGGGGCCTTGCCGTTGATGAACGATTGCACGTCCTGCGCCATCTGCGAGGCAACCGGCGTCGTCCGCTCGTTGATCTTGAACCCGCCGAGCGCCTTGTTGACGTAGTCAGGCAGCGCGGCAATCGCCGGCTCCGTGGCCGTGACCTCGCCGACGCCTTCCCAGGCCTGCCGCTCGGTTGCGCGTGCCGCCTCCCGCGCCGTATTCAGCCGCTCGCCGATGCCGATGCCGACCTGGTTCGGCGTGTAGTCCGGCGACTTCTCGCCTGCGATGCGTTTTGGCGCGAGCTGCGGCGCCATGCCGGGTTGGCCTTTGCTCGTGGTGCCGAGCGTCAGGCCGGTCATGTCGTCCCATTGGCCCTTGTCGAAGGCCTTGATGCGGTCTGCCGCCTCCTGGCCCCATGCGCCATCGCGCATCGCCTGCTCGCGCGAGAGCTGCGCCACGTCCTTGCTGCGCTGGCCGACCGTCGAGCGAAGCCCGAGATCGTCCATCTGCGCGCCCATCGCGGCCTCGGTCTCCTGGCCGGTGCGGGCAAAGCGGCGGGCAAACTCGCGCGCAACGCTCTCAGGGATATCGGTCGGATCTAGGCCAGCAGCGCGTGCGGCCTCCATGCCCTTCTCGGTCAGTTGTCCGGTCGAGCGATTGAACAGGCTCGGCTCGGTGACCAGCTTGCGCCAGATTGCGCCGATGGCAGGGGCAGCGACCTCGCCGAGCACGCCGCCGGCCATGGCGCCGATGGCTTTCGGCGCGTCGAAGCCCTGCTCCGATCCCATGCCGCTTGCGGCCACGTCCTGCGCGCCGCTGACCGCGCCAGCGGTAAGAGCCTGGACGGGCGCACGCACGATCAACGGGGCCGCAGCCTTGCCCAGCATCTTGCCGACAAGACCGCCGCCAGCGACGAATGGCATGGCACCGCTGATGCCGCGATCAATGTCCTGCCAATCAAGGCCAGGCTTGTTCACGTAGGCCTTCTGCGGCTGGCCCTTCTCGTCGAGATAGTTGACGATGGCGTAGCCGTTGGCGTCCTTCTCGATGTCCTTGAAGCGACCGCCGAGCGATTTCTTGAGGATATCGCCGTACGCCTCGTCGCCCGGCATCGCCAGCTTGGCTTGTGCGTCGGTTTCGAGCGGAACGGCGCCGGTATCGACCAGAGCGGGAAGATCCTTGTAGCGCGGGTCTTGTTTGCCCTTGATATCCTGCCAGCGGCGGCCGAGCCACGTATCGGCGTCCTTCTCGGCATAGGGGCTCGGCGGCACGGCGGGGGCCTTCGGCTGCTCGACGGGCTTGGTGGCCTCGCCGAAGTAGTCGAACTCGTCGAGCTTCGGCGCGGGATTTGCCGGCTGCGGTGCTGGCTGCGCTTGAACGGGCGGGGCAACCTGCCTCGGCGCTGCCGGGCGCGGCGGTGCGTTGCCAGGGATCGGAACCACGGTCGGTCCAGGCTGACGGCGTACGCCCGCGCCGCCCTCCTGCACAGGGATCAGCCCGGCATCGTCGCTCAGATAGTCCCAATCGTCGAGGCTGAATGTCTTGGCCATATCAGATCCCGAACACGCCCTTCATGCGCTGCTTGACGACGGGCAGAAGCTCCTCGTCGGTGGCGCGCGGGTTCTCGATGCGAAGCTGCTTGATGATGCCCTGCTGGGTCTGCTTCATGATGCCGGGCATGTTGTCGAGGCCGACCGGAACCTTGTCCATTTTGACAAGATTTGATATATCCTGCTCTGATAATCCGTCCCGCGTTCGCAAAAAATTCTTTCTTGCAACAGCAAGCGAAAGGTCGCGAATTGCAGAGTTTAGCTTGGCCTTAAACTGGGTTGGAGAGTCCCAGAGTCTTGTTCCGTTGCTTTCCGTGTTTGGCATGTCCAGGGCCAAACGCTTCAACTCGGATTCGGTGACCGCCGTACCGCTTAGCTCTTTAAGCCTTGCGTTAAACGTTCCGACCACCATGCGCCGAAATTCGGTAACGCGAGTAAGATCTGATTTGTCCTGATCGTTCAGTTTTGCCCCAAATATCTCTGCCGTTGCGTTAAATCCGTTTCTCAAACGAGGGGCTAGCTTTAAGTGCTCGTCATTATATTTAGCCTCAATATTACGCAAATTGGCAAGCGTGTTGATATCGCTCACCATGCCCTTCTCAAGCTCGGTTCGCGCGCCCTTCTCAAGACCGCCTTGCTCCTTGGCGTGCTCAACCTGCTTGAGGATCTGGTGCCCGAGCGCCCGCATCCCCTGGTCTGGCTCGGCGAGAAGCTGCTGCGCAAAGCCGGTCGCCTGCTCCGGCGTCGTAAATCCGGTCGGGAACCTCGGAGACCGCGGAACCTGGATTTGGCCGCGCGGCTCTGGGGCCTGTGGCGGCATGTCGGCCGGCGGTTGGGCAAGCGGTTGCGCCTGCGCGCCGGCCTGCACCTGGATTAGGTTCGGGTCCGCTTCCTGCGGCTGATCAAACGACTGCGGGCGGATGTTCGGATCGCGCTGCGGCGGGGCCTGGACGGGGGCAGGAGCGGCGGGAATGCCTTGGGTGGCACCTTGGTCACCACCGAACAATGCGCGCCTGCGCTCGGCTGCTGCGCGCTCCTCATCGACCTTTTGTCGAGAGGCCTCCATCTGCTGTCGGCGCAGATCTGCGGTCGCGCCCATCATCTCGCGCTGCGCCGCGTTCTGAACGGCAGTCTCGCCGCGCCTGACCTCCAAGTCCTTCTCTTGAATGCCGAGCTTCTTGATGTCGATATCGCGATCCGCGTTCTTCATCATCATGCCCTGGACAAGCTGCATGCCTGCCTGCGGGCCGAGCTTAATGGCCAGATCGAACACGCCGGGCGGAAGCTGCTCGGCCCATGCCGGCTTCTGACCGCTCGACATCTCCTGCCACATCTGCGCCTGACGGGCTTCCTGCTCAATCTGGCGCTGCTCTTTGAGTTGAGCCATGCGGAGTTGCTGCATGGTCGAGGCGGTCTTCGCCCCTTCCATCATGCCGTGCGCCCAATTCCCGCCGTTCGATGCCGCGCCATAGGTAGACGCGCCCATCGTGAACATCGGCGAGGTCATCGCGCGCTCGAGATAGGTGCCGAAGTCGCCGAGAAGACCACCGGCCATGCGCTGCCCTCCGGGTGCTGCGGGCTGAAGTTGAGGAGACGCATACGCTGGAACGTTCGACGGCTGCTGCTGCTCGACGTGGCCGCCAAGCTGCATGTGCCCGGCGTCTGATCCAGGCAGCGGAAACCGGAAGCCGTACTGCGGAGCGTTCTTGTAGAGCCACGCCTTGGCTTGCGGGTCTGACACGTCCCAATCGATCGCGGTGCCGTGCTGGTGCATCGACTTGCCGACCGGCGCCGCCATGCCGGGAATGCCGGTCTGATAGAGCCCATCGTGGAACGGAATTCGGTTGCGTTGCGCAACCTGCTGAATGGCCCGGCGCTGTGCCGCCTCGTCCCGGTATCCCGACAACGGGCGCAGGCTCACACCGTCGAGCGACGCATGCCCGATCAAGTTGTCGAGCCCAGCCTTGAAGTCGGTCGAGAGTCCGTCGAGGATGCCCATCAGCCGTTGTAGAGCCCGGTGGACCCGTTGTAGCGCATGCCGGTGTCAGGGTTGGTCCAGCCGCCGCTGTTGCTGCTGAACAGACCTCCGGCAGCACTCAATCCAGCACCAGCCGCAGGGATACCGCCGAGCAGGCCGAGCCCCATCTGCCCGATGCCGAGGATCTGCCCGAACGTGTTCTGCGCCGGCCGCGTCTGGCTGTTGGAGGTCTGCGAGCCGTACTGCTTGGCCATGTTGCCGACCAAGCCGTTCTCCCAATTCAGCGCGTTGACCGGGGCCTGCCGCACGGACTGGTCGAACTGGTCCTGGATCTGGCCCGCTTTCAACTGCGCATCGTAGGGCGTGAGTGCCGCACTCGTCAGGTTTCCGATCTGGCCTGCGCCCTGCATGCCGCCGGAGAACAGCGTGTTACCAGCGCTCTGCATGTTCTGCAGGCCGGTCTGGTAATTGTTGTAGCCGTTCTGGTTATAGATCTGGCCGAGGTTTCGCGTCAGCTCGCCCGTGTGCGCCGCCGAGCCATATCTGCCCATGCCGGAGAACTGACGATTGACCGCATCGGCCGTGTTCTGCGCGGTGTACTCGTTGACCTGATCGAGATACGGGTTCGGCCCCATGAACGCGCCGTTGGCGATGTTCGACAGCGTGCCGAGGCCCTGATTGTAAGCTGCCTGCGTGCCGCCGCCGACCGTCTCCAGCGCCTGCTGGCCGTAGTTCGTGCCGTTCGCGAAGTTGTTGATGTTCGACAGTGCGCCCTGCGTGCCTGCGCTCTGCGTCGGCGTCCACATCGACATGTCAGAGCCGTAGGACTGCGCCCGGCCGAGGATGTCGGTCAGCGCGCCTTGGGCCGGCGCCCACGGCTGCGATGACTGGACGGTGTTTGTCGTCTGCGGTTTCGACGGCATCAGACGAGATCCCTCTCGAGCAGTACATGCGTCAGCTTGTACGCGGGCAATTTCTTCGCCCATCCTTTCCGCGCCCACATATTGAGGCGCTGGCACCCTTCACGCTTGGCCCAAGTTTCGAGGTCAGAGATCAGATGGCCCCAGCCGTCGATATTAGACCCGGTGCAGAACCGCACGGAGCATTGCTTCTGCCCAGTGTCCGTCAAATGGAGCTCGGTCCCGAGCGTGGCCTTCAGCGACCCATCCCACACCACCCACAACTGCCACTCTCCGCGCTGGAAGCGCTCGATCATCACCTTGGCGTCGAACTCGCCGCGGCTGCGCTCGGCCACCGAGATCAGGCTTTCGGCAACGATGTGCAGCACGTCGCCGACCATCTCGCGCGGCACGAGGCGAAGGGTTGGCTCGGTTCGGACGACAGGCGTGGCGTCGTTCAAGTCTTAGCCCCCGACGATGGCATAATAGAACGTGCGATCGGTCTGCGCGTTGTTGGCGTGAGTGATGGTCACGAGTCCCTTAGTCACGACAGCGTACGTGGTGGCGAGCGCGGCGGCGGCGTTGGCGGTCTTCGGCATCAGCCACACGCCAGCATTCTCGTTGATCGTGCTCTTGGCGATCGTCGTCGTGGTGGCACTCGGCGTCAGCGTCACCGTGCCGACGTAGTTGCCGCGGCCCTCGATCAACTGACGGATGGCGATGTCGCGGTCGCGCTCGGTGACGCCCGTGATCGGGAGCTGCTGCATCAGAAATCAGGCGCTCGCGTCGGCATTTTGGGACGCGGCGGCATGTTGAGGTCCATCAGGCGCTGCTGCGCGTATTCTGCGCCACCGCCAGCGCCAAGAAGGCCGCCAAGAGCACCGCCAACACGCCCGCCTGTATTCACCGCACGATTGGGATTGAATCCAACCATGCGAGACGCCGCACCGATTGTCGGAAACATCAGGTCCGACAGCGTATCGCCAGCCCTCACCATTCCTCGACCAAGCGCGCGACCGGCAACGCCGAAGGCAGCACCACCAACACCCATCGGCGTGATGAAGTCCATCGGACCCCAACTCTCTGAGATGGCCTGTCGACGCAACAATTCCTCCTGCTCCGGCGTCAGCGGTCCAAAGCTGTTCGGCGCGTCCTTCAGCAATCCACCCATGTCACCGTTTCCCTCGCCTCTTCGGGTCTGGCACCCGGATGCCCTGCATCAGTGTCCACGCCGTACCGGACGGGATTTGCAGCTTGGCCCGCACGTAGTTGCCGGAGACGTGGCACGGGATCTCGCCCGTGTCCTCCATCGCCTCCTGAACGCCGAACGTCACCGTGTCGCCGTCGCGCTCGCGGCCATGCACCGCCGCCGTGATCGATGGTGTATCGACGACAGGGGTGAGCCCGGTGAGGAATGACCGCCCTTCCATGCTGCCGTCAGCCGTGATGAACGTGGCCGCCATCGGCTGGCCCTGCAGATGGTAGAGCTTGTGATCGGTGCCGAAGATGCCGACCAGAGAGGCGCCGCCCTTCCAGTACGGGCTGTCGAGCGAGAACGGCAGCGTGTCGAGCGTGCCGAAGCTGTTCATCGTGTCCAGCGTGACGCCGGATGAGAGCCACGTCGTCATGGCCTCGACCGAGATGTCAGCAAACGTCGCCTCTTTCAGGCTCCAATCGTAGATCAGCACCCGGTCCGGCGTCAGTGTGCCGTTGTCTCGGCTGACGTAGGCGAACATCACGATGGGATGCACGGGGTCGGCCGCGGCCTGCATCACGTACTCGGTGCCGGCGCGGATGTCGTTGATGAACGACTGCCGCCATTTGCCGATGCCGATGGGCTGCGTGGCCCCGCTCGACACGCCGAACTCGTACGGCCCGTCAGACGAGTAGTACCAAGCCATATCGCCGACGCGGACAAGCGTGTTTTGTGCGGCAATCCCCTTTCCGCCCTGCACCTCGTCGAACTGGTAGACCGCGGTCGAGCCCGGCGTGAAGGTGGCGCGTGTGACGCGCTGCTGCTGGAAGATCCACGCCTGCGCGCCGCCGAGGATGCCGCGGATCGGCCCGCCTGATGCCGCATCCTGGTAGTCGCAAGATTGCGTGCCGGGCGTCCAGAATGCGGCGTTGTTGAGTCCTGACCATTGAACGCGCTTCTCGGTGCCGTTGACCGCGCCAAGCCACACCTGATCGCGCACCACGTCGATGAAGCGCGCCTTCGGCGGGCTGCCGGCGAGTGCCGCGAAGTTCGTCCCGCTCACCACGTCGATGAACTGCACGTTGTCGGTGTAGTTCGTCGCGATGACATAGGTGCCAAACAGCGTGAACTTCCAGCGGTCTCCGAGCGCCGTGGCATAGGCTCCACCAGAGACGCGCGACACGTCAGACCACGTGCCGGTCGATAGCTTGTAGAGCTTCGTGGCGTCGCCCGCGTACTGCGCTGCGTTGCCGTCGTCCTTCAGCACCACCACTGCACCTTGGCAAGCCGCCGTCAGCGCCGTCGTTGCGGCCTGCGGGGCCTTCAGCGGGCCGAACATGCCGCCAGCGATCGGCAGCACGTTGCGGGCCTCCAAGAGCACCTTGGTGTTCACGCCGGCCGTGTCGGGTTGATACGGCCCGAATGGCACCATTAGCCCATTCCCCCGATGATGCGGCGCGTCCTGATCTGCATCCGGCCGGGGTAGCGCGCCGCGGTCGCGGTCTTGTTGAGACCAGCCACCTGACTGCGATAGCGCGCGAGCCAGCCAAGCGCCTCGTTCGGCTCCTGCATGAATGAAAACGCCTCGTACATGCAGGCGTTGAGGTAGACGAGCGGGTAGGCGGTCAAGAGATCGTTGGTCGGGTTGTCGATGGATAGACCCGTGAACCGCTTCCAGTAGCTGACCTTGATATCGCCGACGTAGGACGGCGCGAGTTTGATGATCCCGGCCTCGACGGTGTAGAAGTCCGGCGTGTCGCCTGACCCCACACGCGCCGTCATTTCCATGAAGTATTTCGGCTCGAGGAAGCTGATGCCCTCCATGTCGCCGTCGCGCGCTATCTTGCGGTAGTCGGTGGCATCCGTGGGCAGCGTGGCCGTGCTGTAGCCGGAGCCGCTGTCGGCAAACGTCAGCGTGGTCTCGCCTTCCATCACCTTCGTGCGCAACGGCTCGGAATAGAGCGGGTCCTGCTCGCCGCGGCCGGCGCCGGAATAGATGCGATCCTCGGCGAATGCGACGAACGTCTCGATCCGGTTGGAGAACACCGAATCCGACCGGGCCGCGTAGACCTGGATCTCGTTGCGCAGCGTCGTGAAGTCGGTGATCGCCACCTGTCAGAGCCTCACGTCGGCGCACATGAAGTGCCGGTAATCCGGGTCTCTCAGGCGTCGGTTGATGCGCTCGGCGAACTCGTCGGAGAACACCTTGGTTGGCGGAATGCCGTCCTCGGATGCCCACTTCAGCAGGATGGAAGCCGGGATGGAGGCGCACAGCCGCCAGTCTCCCGTCCAGTGCTGCCGCCCGTTGCCGGCCTTCAGCGCCTTGTTGCGCTCGACGATGGGCTCCACGTCCTCAACCGAGGAGATCGCGAAGCCGCCGTCGTCGGTCTCGTGGAAGTATTCGGTGCGTCCCGTCAGCGGGTCGTAGTCGAAGAACCGCTTGTCGCTCGATACCTGTGGTCTCATGCGCCGTAAGCCTTCAGGATGTCATCTTCCGACTCGCCCTGAACCCAAAGCATCACAACCTCGTCGCCGTGCTCCTGCGCGAGTGCGCGAAGGTTGGCCGGCATGTCGTCATAGGAGCGCTGTGCCGCCTGCGCGTTGGCCTTCTGCGAGGCTTGGCGGGCTTCCTCGGCCTTGGCCTTGCCGCGCGCCTTGGCGGCAGCGATGCCGGAGCCTTCGGTGATCTTCGCCAAGTCCTTCTCGATGAAGAGATCGCCGATCCAGCGCGGCACCTCAGAGCCGATGGCGCATTCCTCGTCGGCCTTGTCGACCACGGCGAGGATCTTGCCGCGCGTGTGCTGCCCACCGAGGCCACCGTCGTGCACGAGGCCATCCGACACGTTGTCGACGATGATCTCGATTGCGGAGTAGCCAGGGGTTGCCCCCTGGCCTCCTTTCTTCGTGCCCTCTGCCATCAGGTGAGGTCCGCCGCGACGCCGTTGCCGCGCTCCTCGCGGCAGGCCAGCGTGACCTCCGTCTTGAGCAGGCGGCGCTCGGCGTGGCCGGTGCGGGCCAGCGGAACGACCTGGAACGGCTGCAGGAACAGCAACTCCCAGGTGTTGGGCGTGAGCACCAGCGCCGACTGGCCGGGATAGAGGCCGTTGGTCGGGGTGCGGCCGGTGCCGGCGCCGAGGAAGCGGTTCGGGACGATCTTGTGATAGCCGAAGTCGCTCCGGTACACGTCGACCGCCGAGTAGGTCGTGATCCCCTCGGCACGCTTGTTCTGGTTGATCGAGTTGAAGTTCGTCGCGATGCCGGTGAAGGTCGTGAACGTCTGCTTCTTCGAGCCGGACACCATGATCGTATCGGGCTCGCCACCGGCGTCCCACACGCTCTTGATCACCGCGTCGATGATGGTCTTGGTGAAGGCGCGGCCGGTGCCGTCCGTCGCAAGCGTGACAAGGCCGGTGCCGGAGTTGAAGCCGCCGCTGGCACCCGTCGCGCCGCGCGAGACGTTGGTCGTCAGCCACGCCTCTGCGCCGCCAAGCTGGCCGGCGGTCGAGGTGTTGCCGACCACCGACGAATAGTTTCCGGTGAACCGCATCTCCATGTCGCGCTTGAGCGCCTTGCCCGACTTCGCGACCTGGTAGTTCAGCTCGTTCTTGCGGCCCGCGGTGTTCACAGCGACAGCCGTATCCGACACGACCACCGTCTCGGCGAAGAGCTGCACGATGTTCTTGAGGCGGTCCGGCTGGCCGAGGCTGGCCGCGGTCGGCGCGTCGTCACCTTCGACCGTGGCATTGGTCGGGCTCGGAGCGCGCAGGGTGTCACGCAGCCACTCGGGCGTGCGCGTGGTTGCCTTGCCCTTCCGGGCCATCGACGTAAACGGGGTATCCGTCGGCGCGATGTTGAAGATGGTATCCGAGAGCTGCTCGCGGATGCCGATCTGCTGGAAGGTCTGCAGGGTATTGGTGAGGATAGACATTTTCGTTTGTCCTTAGAAGACGAGCCCATCGAGCGCGGCAGCCGCGTCCTCGATGGTGCCGCTCGACTGCAGTCGCTGCATGCCGGCGGCCTGGTTTCGGGATTGGGGGGTGCCTGACCTCGCCTGCGCCTTGATCAACCTCGGCGTCGCCCTCACGACCTTTTTGGCCTGCTCTCGGGTGGCGAGTGATTTGCGGTAGGCAAGCGCGTCCTTGAGGATCGCGTAGTCGTACGCCTGGTCGTACCGATTGAAGCTGTTCTGGTTGAATCCGTACTTCCCGTACAAGGCCAGCGCCTCTCGCGACACGTCGTCTGCCGCCTTTGCGTCTTTGACCTCGGGCCAGATTTCGTTGACCACGCGCGAACGCTCGCGCTGGTGGCGGGCAGCGGCAAGGGCCTGTTGCTCGGCCTGCTGCTGCTCCTGATACTGCTGGATTTGGCTGCGCAGCCCCTGCACCTGCTGGGCGCGCTGCTGAGCCATGGCGTACTGGCGCTGATAGGCGCCGGGGTTGTAGCGCGGGGATTCCTCGTTGATCAGCTCGAGGTCCGGCTGCTCGGGGCGCAGGAAGCGCTCGGCAAGCTGAAGCTCCTGCAGCAGGGTCTGGCGGGCGCGGACGTTCTGGAGCATCACCTGCTCCAGCTCCTCCGGCATCGGCTGCACCTGCCGCGCCTTCTCAAGCTCAACCTCAAGCTCCTTGGCGCGCTTCCAGCCTTCGACGACCTCGGATGCCTTGAGGCGGGTCGGTTTGCCGTCGTCGCCGGGGATCTCGAACTCGTCCTCGTCGATGGGCTCCAGAACCTCGGTGGGCTCCTCCTCGCCATCGGGTTTCACCTTGGCCTCGGGCTGCTCCTCGCCCTCCTTCGGGACGAAGCGCTGCGTCTTGGGATCGCGCGGCTGGACCGGCGTCACCGGAGAATTGAGATCGGAGGCCGGGGCGTCGTCGAAGTCCGGCATGTTGGCGGCTGCCGCCATCAGCGAGCCGTCGTTCGAGGTGTCGAAATCGTTAGCCATTTGCGATCTTTTCCAGCTTTGCTGCGTTGGTGCGCCCGGCGGTTGCGATGCTCTGCAGGCGAGCGCGGAAGGTCTGCAGGGCGCGGAGCTCTAGTGCTGCGAGGCGCAGCGTTTCGTCATTGGCTGCGGCGGCATCGACCATCTTGGACGTGAGCCGCTTCTGCTCGTCGTCGAAGATGGCCTGCACGTCGTCGGTCATGAGCACGGCGAGGCGATCAGCGAGCGCCATGCTCACGTGAAGCCGCTCGACTTGGGCGGCCTTGCTGCGGTCGGTCATGTCTTAAGCGTCGAGCCTTCCACCGGGGCGGAACCCGCCCTCGTTCACGTCGGGCTGCGTGGCTTTCAGCGCCATCGCCTGCTGGGCCAAGTCGCGGTCCTGATCCATTTTGCGGATGGCCAGACGCTCCTCCTGCGCCATGCGCTGGTTGGCGATCTGCTCTTCGGATGCGAGCTTGAGTTGCGCAATCTGCTGCGCGCCGTCCTGCTTGATGCGCTCTAGCTCGTGCTGCTGCTCGATCTTCTTCGCCTCGATCTGGGCGCGCATCTGCGCCTCGATCTCCGCGACCTGGCGCTTGTTCTGGAGTTCCTGCGCCTGCGCCTGCTGCTTGAACTGCGCCTCCTGCTGGGCGAGTTGCATCTTGCCTTTGGCCTCGGCCAACTTCGGGTCTTCCTGGCCCTGCGGCGGCTGGTAGCCCTCGGGAACCTCCTTGAAGAACCGCTTGGCCGAGCGATAGCCCATGGCGTCGGTGATCATCGCCAGCGTGTTGCGCAATTCGTTGACGCCGACGAGGGGGTTGCTCATCCCCATATTGACGAGGATATCCTTCTGAACGCCGAGGATGGTGCTCAGCATCGCGATTTTCTTCTCGCGGCTCTCGGCGGCCATCCCGACGTGGATGTTCACCGTCATCTCGTCGGACCAGCGGCGCGGGTCGATCTCCAGGCGCCGGCCGTTGACCTTGATGATGCGGGCGTGGTCCTGATGGGTCGCGATGACCTTCAGGACCTTGACCATGACCTGTTGCAGGCCGAGGCCGAGCCAGCGGGCGACCTGCTCGATGCGGGCGTTCGCGGCACTCTGAAGCTTGTCGATACCTGACGCAGTGTCGTGCTGCTCGGACGGGCGGATGCCCTGCGAGCCGCGGGTGACGCCGGTTGCCTCCTCGCTGCGCTGGTCCCAGTACTGGATGGCGGCGAAGGCCTGTGGGCTCACGTCTGGGGTCACAAGCTCGGTGATGGCCGCCTTTGGGTCGCCCTTGACCACGATCAAATCGCCGATATCGTGGTTCAGCAGGCGGTCAATCGTCGTGCCGTTGGTGTCGAGCGCGTTCTCGTTGATCGCGGTCCGCGGCATCAGCGAGCGCGACAGGCTGTCGAGCGCGCGGCGCGTCAACTGCGTGCGGATCTCCTGAATATCGATCAGCGTGTCGGCCAGCGAGCGGCCGATCAGGCGATGGGCGACGCGGATCGGGCTCCACACCACGAACTCGCTGTCGTCGACGATATCGTTCTCCAATATCGTGTTGCCGCAGCGCTTGATGCGGCGAAGCTCGACGATGCCGTCACCGTCGTAGTCGATCCGCACGTACTCGACGCGGACCTCGACCATACGGCGCTGGATTTCATTCGAGCGCGAGCGCGCCATGCGGCCAGCGTCTGGCTCGTTGGGAAAGCGCGCCATGATGCGCGGATCGTTGGTCGGCTCAAGCTCCGAGCCCGTCGACTGGAAGCCTGGCTCAAGCTCGTGCGCCTTGTCGGGGTGATCCTCGATCAGCTCTGCCGTGTAGTCGTGATAGACCCAGGCGTGATAGGCGGCCTTCTCGATGCTCGGCGCGCGGCGCGAGATACGGAATTCCTCGGGCGGGACGACGTTGATGCAGCAGCGTCCCTTGGTCGGGCGCTTACGGAGCTTCACCGTGAAGGTCGGCTCGTTGTGGTGCTCGACCTCGGGTGGCTGTTGCGGCTGCTGTGCCGGACCTTGGCCAGGCATCGCCGGACGCATCTGGGGCTGCATCGGGCGCGGACCCTGCGGCGGCATCATCGGGTTTTGCGGCGGGTAGAAGCCGTCAGCGCTCAATGCCCTTCGCCTTCCATGCTCATGTTCATCTGCGGATCGCCGCTCATGCCGAAGTCGTCCTCGTCCGGACCTTCGCCCTCGGCCTCCTCGTCGAACTCGCCGTCGACCGCTATCGAGATGATCTCGTATTCGGGATCGTGCTCGTACTTCATCAACTGCTCGGAGGTCACGCCTTCCATGACCTTCGCAGGCTCGGGGCGTGGATTGTCCCAGCCCACACGGATGACGCCGATGCGCTGCAAGAGGCCGTCGAACGCGAAGTCGTGAATGATCTCCTCGCCCGCGTTGTCATTGAAGAAGATGTGATTGAGGTAGGAGCTTGCATCCACCAGCGTCTTGTCGTCGTCGTCGAGCGCGGGATCATCGCATGTGATCAGCTCGTCTGACGGCGCGAACGTGCGCATCAGGCCCGGCATGATCCAGTTGACGGTATCCTCGATGTCGTGGGTAACGACCTTGGAGCGGTCCTCAAGCTCGTCGCCGAGCGGGCGGGCGTGGTAGCGGTCCAGTGCCGTCGCCTGCGCGGTCGCGATCTCGGCCGTGTAGAACGTCGCTGCATCAAGCTCCTCGTCGCGGAGGATCTTGACCAACTCGTCCTCGCTCATCGGCGTGGCTTCGGTTTCGATAGGGCGGTCGTCTGGTCTCATCTACTGCCTTGGTCGACCGGCGGAAGCCTTGCCGGCGTTGCGACGTGAAGCGCTGCGACAGCGCCGATAACGAGAACTGAGATCACGAACGGGATGATGAACTTGCAGACCATGGTTGCCCCCAGGTGAAAGAGGCAGAGAAGCCTAAGCTGGCGCATCGTTGTATGAGTCACCTTGACTCAGGTTCAAACGGCGCGGCCGATCTTCGGACGGCGGGCCTCCATCTGGATCGACACAACGGGCTCGGCAAACGTCAGCGCGATGGCGTCCCACTCGTCAGGTGACCGAAGACCGCGCTTTCGCATATCGTCCTTGCTCTCAAGCTGAATGCGCGTCGTGCTGTCGTACTTGTACCCAGGGCCGCAGGCATCGGCTTGCAACGCATCGCTGTCGTCGATGTCGGACCCGCCGAGCGCTTCCAGCCAGTCGCGCGACTTGCCCCACATCTCGGCGCGGCGGTTCACATAGCCGCCCTTCGGCCTGCCGTTCTCGTCTGTCGGTTGCGGCTCGAGAGGAGCGGAGCCGAAGTTGATCGAGCGCACGATGTGGCCGTAACCCATCTCATCCAGGCGGTCGAAGATCGCGACACCAGCGCCACCCACGTCGATGAACAGGCGGACCGGCTTTTCCTCGTCGATCACCTGCTTGAGCCAGCCGACCTGCTCCATGGTGCTGAGCCCGGTCTTGGATTGCACGCGAGCATGGCGGCCACGGCGGCGGCAGAGCGAGGCGCGATCCTTGCCTTTCCAGTTCGGGTCGTAGCCCAGCACCAGCGGGCCTGACGGATCGAGCTTGTTCTTGCGAGCGGCGAGCACGAGGCTTGCCGGAATGAAGCTGTCGTGGCCCGACATCTGGAACGCCTCGGCGGCCGTCGCCGGGTATTCCTGCTTGAACAGCAGCGGGTCTTTCAGCTCCGCGATCTTATTGCGGCGCCAGACGATCTGGCCAAGGTCGAGACCATAGGTCTCCATGTACTCGCGCTCGTCGTCGGTCGGCTCGAAGCCTTCGGGCACGTCGCGGCGGTATTCGTCCTGCCAGAACCACGGGATGAACACGGCGATGTAGTCGCCGATCCCAGCCTCTGCTTGCTGCCAGCGCTCGTGGAACTCGCCGCCGACGCCGTTCGCAGTGCTCTCCAGAACAACCTCGGTCCCAGGGATATCCGGGATGGCCTGCACCACGCCGGCAAAGTGCGTCGCGGCATTGGGCCAGAAGCCGACCTCGGAGCCGTGGAAGAGCTGGATCGTCTGCGAGCGGCCGACCGCCTTGGTTCCTGCCGTTCCGACCGCGTATCCGCTCTCCAGCTTGTCGAACAAAAGCTCTTTCGCGTTCGCTGCGCCCGTGTGCGGCTTCACAAGATCTGGGCAATGCTTGTGGAAGCGATCGACCATCGTGAACAGGTTGTCGGTCGCGTCCTGCTCGTGCGTGAGGATGAAGCAGCGGCAGCCGAGCGAATGCGTGGTGCGCCAGTAGAACCGGCCGGCGATATAGGTGCTGATCCCCTGCTGGCGGCCCTTCAGCACGAGCGCGCGAACCTTGCCGGTCTTCGCCTTCTGCTCTTCCAGCTTCTCGTGCAGGTACTCCTGCGCACGGTTGAGCGTGAACGGCTGATTGCCGGCGCGCGGGTCCTTCGGGCGGATCTGGAGGCACCGGCTGGCGTAGTGCGGGAAGTTGTCTTTGAGCTTCTGGCGGATCGCGCGCTCGCGATCACTGAGGCTGCTCA